CCAAGCAGTCGCGTGTGCGCCAGCGCAAGATCGTTGCGCCAGACGGCAGCATGGGCTTCCAAGAGGAGAACGTGCTGTCTTTGACTTACCCCTTCCAGGTCATGCACGACCCGAACCCTCGGATGGGTGTGCCCTGGCTCAAAAAGCTGTTGTCGCAGCCGGTCTGATAGATGAACTACCTGCAGCTCGCGCAACGTCTGGCCGTCGAGTGTGGGGTCGCCGGTGGCGGCCCTGCCTCTGTTCTGGGTCAGACTGGCATGTACCAGAAGCTCGTGAACTGGACCAACGACGCATGGGTCGAGATCCAGGGCATGCACGACAACTGGAGCTGGATGCGCCAGCCGTTCACCTTCGAGACAGTCGCCAGCACTGGTGACTATCTGCCAGCCAGCATCACCAACACGGTAACCAGCTCCCTGATGACTGACCTTCGGTACTGGTGGAAGGACACCTTCCGCTGCCAGAAGAAGAGCATTGGCGTGCAGGACGAGCAGTGGCTGGTGGAGTGGGAATACCAGGTATTCCGCAACACCTACCGCTTCAACGTGCAGGTCAACGGCCGGCCTGTGGTTTTCGCGATCAAGCCCAACGGCAAGGCCGTCATGCTGGGCCAGATCCCTGACGACGTCTATCAGATCAGCGGCGAGTACCAGACCCTGCCGACGTCGATGACTGCGGACGCTGACGTGCCGGCCGCGCCCACTCACTTGCACCTGGCCATCGTCTACAAGGCCATGCAGTTCTACGGCCTGTTCGAGGCTGCTCCTGAGGTGCTGAGCAAGGGCAACACCGAGTTCAGCCGGCTGATGAATCAGCTCGAGCGAGAGCAGCTCCCTGAGCTGTATCTGGGGAACCCGCTGGCTTGAGTCGCAACATGCAACAGGCCCAGCTACCCAAGGTCCAGTACGAGCTCATCACCCTTGGTGGCGGCCTTGACCTGGTCACGCCATTGCTGTCGCTGCCACCCGGCGTGGTCCGCACTGGAGTCAACTTCGAGTGCTCCATCACGGGCGGTTACACGCGCGTTGCTGGCTACGAGCGATTCGACGGCCGGCCCAGCCCGTCAGATGCTACCTACACCACCCTGACCGCTGCCATCACTGGGTCGATCGTGGCGGGCAACACCATCACCGGCGCCACCTCCGGCGCGACGGGTGTCGTGTTCCTTGTCAGCGGATCGACCGTCGCCTTCACCAAGGCTACCGGCACGTTTACTGCGGGGGAGACTATCCGCGTCGGGGGTGTTGGCCAGGGCACTGTGACTGCGCTGGAGCCTGCCACGCCGCTGACTTCGCAGCAGTCGGCGCAGTACCTCAACCTTGCTGCCGACGTCTACCGGGCTGACATCGGCACGGTGCCCGGGTCTGGTCCGGTTCGTGGCGTGGCCTACTACAGCGGCACCGTGTACGCCTGGCGGAACAACGTCGGCGCCACTGCGTTGGCCATGTACAAGTCCTCCGCGTCGGGCTGGACGTTGGTCTCCTACGGCTTTGAGATGTCGTTCCAACACGGCACCATTGCCTTGGTCGATGGCAACACGATCACCGGCCAGACCAGTGGCGCGACAGCCACCATCAAACGAGTGGTGGTTGAGTCTGGATCCTGGTCCGGCAACGACGCCGCCGGCCGGCTGATCTTCGCTTCAGTCACTGGGACCTTCCAGGCCGGCGAAAACCTGCGGATAGGGTCTACCACCTACGCCCATGCAGTGGCGGCTCAGACAGCCATCACGGCCCTGCCCAGTGGCCGTGTGGAGACGGTGGTGGCCAACTTCGGTGGCAACGTCAACACGACCAGGCTGTACGGCTGCGATGGCGTCAACAGGGCCTTCGAGTTTGACTTTGTGCAGCAGGTCTATGTGCCGCTGGACACCGGCATGGCGGACGACCGGCCAAACCACATTGCGTTCCACAAGAGCCACCTGTTCTTGAGCTTCGGCAGCTCGGTGCAACACTCGGCCATCGGCGACCCATATCTGTGGAGTCCCATCTTTGGCGCGGGCGAGATCGCGCTGATCGACAGCGTGACGGCGTTCCTCGTGCTGCCTGGCGACCAGTCAACGGGTGCCATGGCGATCTACGCCGACGACAACACCTTTATGCTGTACGGCACAAGTTCAGAGAATTGGAACCTCGTGTCCTACAACGTGGGCACGGGTGCCAAGCCGTACAGCGCACAGAACCTGGTGTCGAGCTTCGCGTTCGACGACCGGGGGGTCATGAGCCTGACGACGACGCTGAACTACGGCAACTTCGATGCCTCGGCCCTGACGCTAAACATCCGCCCGTTCGTGCAGCAGCGTCGCAACAAGGTGACCGCCTCGGGCGTGAACCGGGAGAAGTCGCAGTACCGCGTCTTCTTCAGTGACGGCTCCGGCATCTACGCGACTCTGTTCAACGGCAAGTACATGGGCTCGATGCCTGTGGAATTCCCAGACGCCGTGAACTGCATGTGCGATGGGGAAGACCCCGATGGATCTGAGACGGCGTTCTTCGGTTCTACCGATGGGCGCGTGTACCGGCTTGATGTGGGCACGTCGTTTGACGGGGACGAGATCGGTGCATCGATCATCCTGACCTACAACTTCGCGAAATCCCCACGGATCCTGAAGCGCTGGCGCCGAGCATCTCTTGAGGTCGACGGCACCGCCTACGCCGAATTCTCGTTCAACTACTCCCTGGCCTACGCCTCGACGCAGGTGCCGCAGGGTGTGCAAGAGTCGTACTCGACGAACCTCTCAGCGAGCTTTTGGGACAACGTCAACTGGGACAACTTTGTCTGGGACGGCCGCACGCTTGCGCCGTCTGAGGTCGAGGTGGTTGGCACGGGCGAGAACATCGCTGTGCAGATCGCGTGTAACTCGGACTACTACTCGCCGTTCACGATCAACTCGGTCATTCTTCACTACAGCATGCGCAGAGGACTTCGATGAGATCAGCGCGGAAATCTCGCCCTGAACTCGGCTTGCACTGGTGCGGAGCGTGTTCTCAGTTGCTTGAGAAGAAAAACTTCTACGTTATCCCTTCTCGAAGCACTGGACTGTCCAACAGATGCAAACCATGCAGTGTCAAACTGTCGCGCAAGTGGAACATTGAGAATCAAGAGGGATCCGCTGTCAGCAAAGCAAAGCATGCCTCAAGCGAAATCGGAAAAGCATCATCGGCGGCGTGGAGAGCAAGAAACAGAAAAGAGCTGAACGACTACATGTCTGTGTGGCGCTCTGCAAACTCTCGACGCACTCAGTCAAAGTCCGTTCCTTCATGGGCCGACAAGCAAGCCATTGCGCGCATTTACGCCGAAGCTCGACTGCTCACCACTCTGACGGGGGTGCAGCATCACGTCGACCACATCATTCCGCTTCGCGGAAAGAACGTCGCTGGGCTTCATGTAGAAAATAATCTGCGAATCATCACTGCGTCAGAAAACCTTCGCAAACAAAACAAATTTGAGGATTCAACTTTATGAACCCGTACTACAACGGGGGAGCATTCCCCGCGACCGGCGCGCCGGCAACTTCGTCCTCCATGCGGGCCGAGCTTGCTTCGATCTCGACCGGTTTCGACAAGCTGCCGACCCTTTCTGGCAACGCGAACAAGCTCGTCACGGTCAACTCATCCGGCACGGCGCTGGAAGCCGTCAGCGTGCTGCCGTCGCTGACCATCACTGATACGAACCTGGTGGTGGAAGACAACGCCGACAGCACGCGCAAGTTCAGGTTTGAGGCCAGCGGTATTACCGCGGGCGCGACCCGCGTGCTGACGGTGCCTGACGCCAACATGACGTTGGTGGGAGCTGACACGGTCCAGACGCTGACGAACAAGACGATCAACCTGACGAACAACCTGTTTACCGCCACCTCGGCGCAACTGGCTGCGGCTGTCACGGACGAGACCGGCACAGGCGCTTTGGTGTTTGCCACCTCCCCCACGCTGGTGACCCCGATCCTTGGCACTCCCACCTCGGTCACGCTGACCAACGCCACGGGGCTTCCTGTATCAACAGGTATTTCTGGGCTAGGTACTAACGTAGCTACTGCTCTTGCAGTTAATGTCGGTACTGCTGGCGCATTTGTAGCTAACGGCGGGGCTCTGGGTACACCATCGTCTGGAACTCTGACCAACGCCACGGGCTTGCCTCTCTCCACGGGCGTGACGGGCACGCTTGCAACGACGAACGGTGGCACGGGGCTGACTTCGTTTACCTCCGGTGGGGTGGTGTATGCCTCCAGCACAAGTGCGCTGGCTACGGGGAGTGCGCTGACGTTTGATGGGACGAACTTTGCGGTTAGCGGTGTTGGAGTTTTTGGGGCCGGAACAACGAAGCTAC